GCGTGTTTTTTTTTTTTTTTAAACATGAGAACAAATACAAAAGCGAACACATATAAGCAGCAAGTTACACAATTTAATGTGAACCGGCTGCTGTTGCAGACATATAAAGACGTGAGACAAAGTTAATAAGGCGTGTATCCGTGGTTAGGCGAGTCATAAAAGTTGTTGTCGGTTTGGGTCCAGGTCGGTGCGGAGTAAGGGATGTTCAAGTTTTGCAGGGCTTCAGTCACTTTCCCTCGAAGCATGTTGTACTTCTCGGGTCCATGTCCATGCGCGTTCAGTAAAGCAGCGTTGCAGTTCTCAATAGTCGCGTCCTCATCTGAAGCACTTTTCCTGATCCAGGCGGGCGTTTCAGCGACACATTTCCAATCCAAAGCGGCGAGCCATTGTCCCTTACGGGTAGGATGAGGGATAAAGCCACACTTCAAAAATGAAGCTTTATCCAATCCACAAAATGGCTCGGCGCCTGTCTTGGTTGCGTCGGTGTACGTAATCCCGATGGTCGAAAAGTAATCAGAGAGGGTCGAGTTATTGAAGACTTCAGCGATGTCCTTGGTGGTTGACATTATTACGTCATCACCATAGACAGCTTTAAAGACTTTTGCATGAAAAACACTGAGTGGTGTTAAATGTGGGTACGGGGCCATGACATGTAGCCACGCACGACACATATACCGCAGGTTGGCATATGAGTTAACGAGATCTGTTAATGGTGAACCACTAGGGCTACCACACAGAACCACGTAAAAGAGGTCATAAGCAAGGTGTAAAGCATTGTTGGCGTCGTTGAGGAGGTCGGTGCGAATTCTGTTATCGGTTGGGGTATTTTCAGGACAATAGCGGTCGTACCATTGATTTACGAGTACTCCAAGCTCGCGCACAGCATTTGGGTCAAGAGTGGGTCCAAAGGAATGATAATCGCCACAAATGTAGTGGTCTCCTTTGTTACGAAGTAGATTTACTAATTCCGTAACATCGGGACTGTGCACATTCATGCCGATGGCCATTCCATTAATGAACCGTCTTGACTTCACTGCTGACACGAAAGCAAGGAAGTATCTACGCATCTCAATGGTATACTCGAAAGGAG